TGCCGGTCAGGATGAACCCCGGGTTGGTCGCGCTGTCCACCGCCGAGGTGGGCTGCACCCGCACCGTGGTGGTTGCGCCCACCAGGTCCTTCAGCGTCGCGTAGGTTTCGCTGGCCTCATACGACATAAACAGGGTGAGCGTCAGCTCATGGTCCCCGAGGCCCGCGCCGTAGGTCTCGGCCGTGTCACCGAACGTGGTGGTGCGCTGCGGCGGGAAACGCAGGGTGAGCGTGGCGGCCGTGGTCTGGTCCTGCAGGTCCACGCTGTTCACCGTCACCTTGGGGTTCGACAGGTAGAAGCTCTTTGCCATGGGGGTTAGTCCTTCCTCTTGGCGGTCACTTTACGTGCCGCGGGCTTGGTCTGTGGGCTTTGTTCGTCGGGCACCCGCTCAATGAACCCGGCGCGCTCCAGCGCGTCCACGTTCACCCCGGCATTGGGCACAAACGGGCTGCCCACCGGGCCGATCCTGCGGTGCTTGCTGATCCAGGCCATTAGACCGTTGCCGCCATGCGTATGGTCAGTTCGTAGGCCGGTGCGTCCGTGCCGCCAATGTTCACGGTAACGGGCCTGCCGTCCGTATCGGCCACGGCCTTCTCCAGGATCGTTGCGGCGATTGACAGCAGCTGGTCCAGCGCGTCCTGATTGCCGGGGCCGCTCGAAATGATCGTTACCGGTATGGTCATGTCCACCACTCCCGCACTGAATGACTGCCAGGTGGGGGCCTGGATCAGCACGCAGCCGGGGGTCAGGTTGCGCGGATCGCGGACCACCGGCAGGCCGCTGATCGTGCCTAGCTTGGTGGCTAGATCAGCCAGGGCCTGGTTAAACAGGCCGGTGCCAGCCATTAGAACACCGCGGGCCGGTCAATGCCCAACAGGATTTTGACCATTGCTGGCATTCCCACCATGGGCGCGTTCACCGCCATGCCGTCGAACTGCGCGAAGCTGTCCCCGAGGCTGCCGCGGCTGCGGTAAATGCTGCCTGCCAGCATGATGGTGCCCAGCGTCACGTCCCCCGAGGGGCTGGTGGCCAGCGCGTCCACGTATCCGGACTCTTGCCTGCGGCGAAATGCGACCTGGTTGGCGGCCGTGGTAGCCTGCGTGATCAGCGTTGTGTCATTGGCACTGGCCACCGTGATGTTCAGCCAGGCAGTGACCTGCGCGGCCGTCACCCAAGTGCACGTAGGGTTGTAGGCAACGGTGCCGGTCGCTGACTCGCGCTCTAGATCGTCCCCATTGTGCTGGTACAGCACCTGGTTGGGGATGAGCACGTTGTAGTCATACAGGTGGTCTCCCTGGTCGCTGACCCCGAGGAACAGGTACTGCGGCAGGTCCAGCACGGTAAACGTGCCGTCGAAGTTCGCGTGAACGCTGGCCACGGTGATGGTCCCGCCCACCGCCAGTTCCGTGGCGGTGAGCAGGCCCAACACACAGTGCTGATCCTGTCGCTGTCTATGTGTGACGGTGTAGGTGGCCACCGTGGCCCCCCTCCCGTTCTAGGACTTCAGCAGCTTTACGAACTTGGTTGCGTCAGCCATGAACACGGCCGCGAACCCGCGCCAGGCCACCGTGCGGCCGAGCACCGAGGGAACCTCAACGCTGATTGCACCGCGCTGGTCCTCGTAAAACTCGAAGCCCGCGGCCGGGCCCGCAGCGTGTCCTACCACACCCTGCAGCGATCCCGAACCCGTGCCACCGGCCATGTTCTTGTCCACCACCAGGGTGAGGCCAAGCGGGTTGCCGTTCCAGCTGTTGGCCTGCGACGTGCCCAGCGCGTTCATGCCCGCCAGGTTCGGGGCCCCAACGAACGGGAACAGCGGCCTGTTCGAGTCGTCCACGACCATGGCCAGCTTGGCCCAGGTCACCGGGCTGACGAAGTAGTGCGTGGGCAGGTAGTTGCTGCCGTTGCTGATCTGGTAGGCCGCTCCGTAGATCGCAGCCACCCAATCGGCCGAGGCCGTCAGGTCCGTAATGGTCTCGGTCTGCGTGGTCTGCGCCACCATCTGGTCCACCGCGTAGTTGTCCGTGGCCTGTCCATAGGCGATTGCGAGCTGATTGAGGACGATTTCCACGGAGCTCGGATCGGACCACAAAATGTCTTGCTCTGACAGCGTGACGTACGTTCCGAAAGTGAGCTTCGTAATGTCCGTGTTGCTCACCTCAACAGTCGAAGGGTCCAGCGTGTTGAGCTGGCCGGTGGGCTGCTGCGTGACGGTGGGCCGAACAGTGATCTTGGGCCTGCGGAACGTCGCACCACCCTGCGGCATGGCGCGGGTCCCAATGGCACTGACGAACGGCCTGATAGGGTTCAGTCCGTCGTAGGCACTGCCCACAATGGTTTCCGGAAGCAGGCCGGGGGTCGAACCCGTCGTAATGTCCGGGGCCGCAGCCTGAATGTTCGCATTGAGCTGCGCGAACTCATGGCCACCGCGCACGAACGCAGCGATGTATTCGGAAGGCCGCGGCAGGCGGTAGTTCTTGGGCTGCGCAAACAGTTGCTGCGCAACTGCGCTGGCCTCAATGGCGGCGGGGGCGGGGGTGTTCTCCACGTTGGTCTCCTCTTCGGACTCTGTGCTGTCAGTATTGCCCACCTCTGCCGGGGTGGCCGGTATTTCACTTGCTGACGCATACACCTGATCGATGCTGGCCCCCTCGAAGGCCGGAATGGGCACCAGCGACAGTTCCTGCCACACGGCGGCCGTGATCACCATTGTGCCGTCGTCGTCGTAGGTGTAGGCGGTGGGGGTGACCCCGACGCTGACAGCATCCAGGACCCCTTCCGCTGCCAGCGTCAGGGCCTCATCCCCCAGGGGGGTGGGGGCGATCCGGGCGGCAAACAGCATTCCCACGGCCGGGTCCTCGACACGCTCGGTGACCACGCCCACGGGCTGCGTGCTGTCATGGAACATGAACAGCTTGGGGGCCTTGCCCTCGACAGGGAGCGCGCCGGGCTGGAAACGCACCGCGGTGCCGTCGCTCACCGTCGCGGAAACCCCGTAGGGCACCGCAATGCCGGTGATGGTGCGCTTGGGGGTGCCGTCCGCGGCTGCAGCGTCCAGCGTGACAGGGGCGGTAAACTTCAGCATGGCCATGCGGGCAGGTTATTCACAGGCCCCAAGGGTGGCCGGTATTTACCGTGCCAGCCGTTCCTGCGTGTTCTCTTGGCCGCTGTCCGGCGTGTCCTGCGGGCTGTCGCTGGAGTCCTCCCCGGCCATTTCCTCCAGGTACTTGTCCACCCGGAAACGCACCCCGGTGCCGTGCGGCAGCACGTTGTCACTGGACAGCGTTTCCTGAATGCACTGGATCAGCGGCCGCATTCCGAACAGGTACAGGTCCTCACGTGCACTGCGGCTGTTGGTGTAGCTGTACGCGCCAGTCGCAATCCCGGCCAAGTAAGCGGGCACGCCAATGGCCCGGCACAGGTCGCGGGCCTGGTAGTCCGCGGCCTCAATGAGCAGCATTTTGTCCGGGGTGGCGTAGGTCTCTTTCACTTCAATGTGCTCATTTACGGCCGCAGTCTGGTTGTGCAGCCGGGCCAGGTCGAAGGCCGTGCACAAATCCTCGAGCTCTTGCGCGCTCAATGGCTCCCCCGATTTCTGCATGAGCACCACCGAGGGAATGCTGGAACTGGCGTTCCGGTAGCGGGCCTGTTCCAGCTTTAGTGCTGTCTCAATGGCCCGGCTGGTGGTGTAAACCAGCCCCTCGACAGGGCTGATGAACTGCACCACGTTGCGGGCATCCACCGGCTGGCCGAGGAACAGAATCTGGTTGCTCGGCCCGTATCTGACCGGGCCGGGCTGGTCCACCAGGGTCACCGAGGCCGCAGGCATCCTGGTAAAGGCCGAGGGGTAGCCGTCAGCGGTGCGCTCGGTGATCGCCCAGAAGGCCTGCCCATAAAACAGCAGGTCGTCCGCAGTCCAGCTAAGCGTGAATGCGTTGGTGTTTCCCGTATCGATCCGCTGCAGCCAGCTGCGTGGCGCAATGGTGACGGGTTCCAGTTCCTCACCGTTCCAAATGTGCCGAGCCATTTCCAGTTCCAGCGTCCCGATGGTCCCACAGATCAGGTCACGGCCGCGGGTGATCGTGGGCACCTGCATGGCACGGGCCCGAGCCTCACCGCTGACATAGGCCGGGAAGTAGCCCAGCTGCCCCATGCCGGTGTTGCTGGTGAACGGTGCCACCGCAGCGGCGGCCTTGCTCACCTTGCTGGTTGCCCACCACTTCCGTGCCATGCCGTGTCCCTTCGATGTGTGGCACCGCGGGCGGCAGCATCCCGACGACACAAACCCGCGGTGCCGCGCCCAGTATTACGCACGACGCAACACCACCATGGGTTTGCCCGACGCGACCGGCCGGGCTGCCACCGCGGCCGCCCACACCAGGCAGCGTGCCAGCTCAATGGGGCCCGGGCTTCGCTGGCTCGACAGGGCCAACTGTCCCTGGCTGCGCACCGCAACGGCCCGCTGCACGTGCTCGGCCAGCATCTGTTCCCCGGTGTGCAGCAGGGTGCCCTCATTGATCATGTTCCGTACCGCGGCCGTGTATTTCACCAGTTCCGCGTAGCCCACCACGGCCCTGCGCTGTTCCAAATGGCGGGGCAGGTGCACGTCCACCGTGGGGGTCACCAGCAGTTTCAGCCGGGCATCCTTGGCCAGCCGTTCGAGCTCGGCCAGGCATTGCGTCATGGTGTCCACGTGGAATGCGACTGTGCACACCGTCCGGCCGTCCTCCAGGCTGACGGCCCGCACCCCGAAATAGCGTGATCCGTCCAGGCTGGTTTCCACGGCCAGCACCCCACCGGCAGGCAGGTCCCCATCCCACAGCAGCTCCGGCCATTTGCCCGGCGCGATCCACCCACGATCCGATGAAACCCACAGGTTCACCGAGGCCCGTAGGAACGCTGCCCGGTCCGGGGCCTGCGCCTCCAGCTGCAGGGTCTCAATGTCCAGCAGGGTGCCCAGGCTCGGGTTGCTGTACGTCCACGCCACAGGGTCCAACGGGTCCAGCTCGGGTGGCGGGCTGTATTCGGCCAGGTACAGGCCGCCCACCTTGCCCTGATCGATCTGCCGCAAGCCCTGTTCCCGGAAACGCAGCAGAACATTGGACTGTTCGGTGCCCGCAGTGCTCACCATGATGCACAGCGGGTTGGGCCGGGCACGCATGGTGGGCAGCAGTCCCTGGTCCACGGCCTCGGCCGTCACGTCCCACAGCTCATCCACAAACACCAAATCGAGCGACAGGCCGTGCCCCACCGAAGGCCCCGCGGCACGCACCAGCCAACGGGTGCCGTCCGGTCCGCGCCACTCATTCCGGCCGTACTGGTTCGTGGCCTTCCCCCCGAAATGATCCACCAGCACCGGCGACAGCTGCATAAACATTTCGGTGGCCAGGTCCAGCCGGTGCGCAGTGCTCAACACCGTTAGGGGCTCACCCCGGCGCACAGGTTCCCAAGTCAGGAAGTAGCCCAGGATTGCCTGACCCAGCAAGCTCTTGCCCTGTTGCCGGGCCGTGCCCAACAGTGCCAGCCTGTTGAGAAACCTGCCGTCATCCTTCAGGGCCGTCATCCCTTCGAGCACGTACACCTGCCAGGGCAACAGGTCCTTGCCCAGGTACCGCCTAGCCCACTCCCTAATCCCGGCCGCCAACGTTCCGGCCTGATCATCCCGCGCAGTTTCCAGTCGAGGCTGAACCCTGCCAATCAGGGCCAGTTCAGGCTGGTTTGGGTCCCCGCGCGGAGAGTCGCA